TTTAAGTATTTGCAATTAATAATTAGCAAGGCTAATATTATATAAGATTACGTCAGATAAAATACTATGTCAGATTTAAAAGCAGAGCAGAACTGGAAGCAATACATCCGGGCACGAGACGCAGGACATTCCGATTATGTTAAGGACGCCAAGCGATATGATAACTTTTATTCTGGCGAGCAGTGGGACGTTAAGGATAAAGCGAAGCTTGATCAGCAAGGTCGTCCCGCTCTGACGATTAATACAATTCTCAGCACAGTTAACACTGTGTTGGGTGAGCAATCCTCGAATCGAGGAGAGATCTCTTTTAAACCAAGACGTAATGCAGTCCAAGAGACTGCAGATGTGCTAACTCAGTTGGCCATGCAGATTGGGGATAATAACCAGCTTGATTGGCTTGAATCACAAGTATTCAGCGATGGGATTATCCAGGATCGTGGCTTCTTTGACATTCGTATGAATTTCGATGACCATGTTGAGGGCGAGATTAAGATCGCAGCATTGGATCCACAGGATGTCGTATTGGATCCGGATGCCAAGGATTATGCACCTGAGAGTTGGAATGAGATCACAATTACTCGCTGGTACTCTCTCGATGACATCGAGATGCAGTATGGTAAGAAGAAGGCTCAGAAGTTAAGAGATATTGTTGCGAGTCGTCAGGACTATGGCGAGGACTCTATTGTTTATAACGAGTCGAGCTTTGCTACTGTGGATGGGCTTAATACTGCGTATATTGAGAATGACCCAGAGACAGAACGCACCATTAAGAAGGTGCGTGTAATTGACCGTCAGCAGCGTAAATTACAGATGGCTGAGCATTTTGTTAACCCTCAGACAGGTGACATGCGTCTCATCCCTGAGCACTGGGAAAGAGAACAGGCCCAGTTCTTTGCACAACAGTATGGGCTGGTTATCACCAAGAAGCTGATTAAGCGAGTTCGTTGGACAGTTAGCGCTGACCGCGTGTGCCTGCATGACGATTGGTCTCCTTATAGTGAGTTTACAGTTATTCCTTATTTCCCTTATTTCCGTAGAGGCAAGCCTTTCGGGATGGTTAAGAACTTGATCTCCCCACAGGAGCAGTTGAATAAGGTCAGTTCGCAACTACTGCATGTGGTTAATTCCTCTGCAAATGGCGGTTGGATTACCGAGCAGGGCTCACTTGCCAATATGACTCCAGATTCATTGGAGCAACGTGGTGCTGAGACAGGCCTTGTCATTGAGGTGCATAAGGGTGCAACTCCTCCAGTTAAGATTACTCCGAATCAGATTCCTACCGGATTGACCAACATTGCTGAGACAGCGATGCATAACATGAAGGAGATATCAGGAGTGTCTGATGCAATGCTCGGTATTGCCAGCTCTGAGGTCTCGGGCGTAGCGCTACAGCAGAAGCAGATGCGTGGAGCGATTCAGATACAAGGGCCATTGGATAACTTGGCGCGAACCAGATATATTTTGGCAACTCGTATGCTTGAGTTGATTCAGAACTTCTATTCCGAGCCCCGTGTGATTCAGGTTACCAATTATCACGATCCTGCACAAAATTCACAGACAGTATCGATTAACCAGCCAACTCCTGCTGGAGAGGTTATTAATAATGTCACTCTTGGCGAGTACGACGTTGTTATCTCTACTGCTCCGGCGCGGGATAATTTTGATGAGTCTCAGTTCGCTGAGGCGCTATCTCTGCGTCAGGCTGGGGTTATGGTACCGGACGATGCTGTGGTTGAGTATTCACATCTTTCACGTAAGAGCGAATTGGCTGAGCGTATCCGTCAGATGACAGGTCAGGGCGAGATGACTGAAGAGCAGGCTCAGATGCAGCAGATGCAGATGCAGATTGAGATGCAACGAGTTCAACTTGAGTTGTCCAATCTCGAAGCTGATCTGCAGAAGAAACAATCTGAGGTCATGCTTAATCAGGCTAAGGCTCAGGATTATGAGACTGACGAGGGCTCTATTGAGTTGGAGATTCTTAAACTTCAGTCCGACATTCAGATGAAGCGTGAGGATCTGGCTAATAAGCTTCAGCTTGCTGGGGTTCATACACGGGCCAACATGGTTAATAAACAATTGGATGCGAAAACCAAGATTGCACTGGAGGCTTTGAAACCTACTCCAGCGCCTTCTCAGAACTCTAGAGGTAGTTCTCCTAATAAACCGTCAAATAGGTTTCATTAATTTTTACTAATCAAAACCCGAGGATCGATTATGACCGAAGAAGCTGTTATTGAGGATATTTTTGCTGGTGCGGATACGCAGGAGGACTACACTCCTGCGACTGCAGAAGAGCGTGGGGATGTTATAGATGCTGTAGAAGAGAGTGCTGGGACACAAGATGAACAACCAGTTGAGGTAAAAGCTACAACAAAGGAGACTGCAGATGGGTCAACAACAGACGAGCAGACTGAGGAGGAGCAAGTTGCTGAAGAACTTGGAGCAGTTGATGAGACTTCCGATGATACAGCTGAAGAGGCAGAAGCATCGGATAGAACTGAGGAAAATCAAGAAGCTTCTGACCCCGCGCCCTCTATCCCTAAGTCGAGACTTGATGCCGAAGTCGCAAAGCGTAAGGCTTTGGAGGCGCGTCTTGCCGAAGTAGATCGAGCCAAAAAGGTTCAGGCGGATGCTCAGGCTAATCAATATGATTTTGGTGCTAAAGAAGCGGAGTATATGGATGCGGTCTTGGATGGCGATAAAGAGAAAGCCATGGCACTTCGTGGGGAGATTCGTGCTGCAGAGGCGACACAGTATCAGCGAGAAGCACAACAGACTCAGGAAGCTACAATTAATCAGACTCGGGAGCAGTTAGAGTTTGATGTAGTTGTTCAAGAGGCTATGGATAAATATCCAATGCTTAATACAGAAGCAGAGGAAGCTGACTCTAATCTACTTTCGCATACTAATGCTATTTTCTCAGGATATGTACAGCAGGGATATCTGAGAGCAGATGCAATGCGAATGGCAGTGGATACTTCTATTAAGGCATTTCATCCAGAATTGATGAATCCTCCTAGCCTGGGAGAGAGCGAAGGTACTTCTCCTGCTGCACCAGTCCCTGGTACAACTCAAACAGAGGTTAAAAAGAAAGTAGAAACTGCTGCAAAACAGCCGCCAACTCCTGTTGGAGAAAGTAATGCTAATAATGCAGCAGATGCGTTCCCGGATATTTCCAGAATGTCTGATGACGAGTTGATGAACTTTGCCAATAAGAATCCCGATACATTTGCAAAAATGCGTGGGGATTATATTTAATTAACTTTTGACATAACCTATTAGCATTGCTATTATTTTAGTCAAGAATTAGCGTAAGCCTTGGGTCGCTCCCAAGGTGTAACCCTACATACAGGCGTGTTCTTCCTGCGTTAAAGGATGATTTCGTTAGCTTCACGATACGAAGCAACAGTTCGTAAGTGCTGCAAACTTGCGGAGGATCAGCCTCCTAAAAAACAGAACACGTAATAGCGGCTCGTAACCGAAACCTGATTATTTGTTCAACCTTTTTTAGGAGATATTGCAATGGCATATCCTGATCTAAAATCCCCAGGCGCTACTAATTTCGCGGGCCTGGGTACTGAAGCGCTAACGGCGTGGAGTCGCGATTTTTGGGCACAGGCCCGTAACAATTCTTTCATCAATCAGTTCACAGGTAAGGGTGCTAACTCTCTTGTTCAGCGTGTAACTGACCTGACCAAAACCAAGAAGGGAACTCGAGCAGTTATTACTCTCGTAAATGACCTGACCGGTGATGGTATTATGGGTGATTACCAGTTGGAAGGAAACGAAGAGGCGCTTGCAGCATCTCAGATCGATATTGAGATCGATCAGATTCGTAACGCGACTCGTTCCGACGGTAAGCTGGATGAGCAGAAGATGATTATTCAGTTCCGTGAGGAGTCTCGTGATAAGCTAGCTTATTGGGCTGCTGATCGTATCGATCAGGTGGCGTTCCTGACTATGTCTGGTGTTCCATATAGCCGTACCAACAATGGTGCCACTCGTGCTAGTGGTACTACTGGTAAGAACCTAACTGACCTGGCTTTTGCTAGTGACGTGACTGTTCCTTCCAATGAGCGCCATCTCTGCTGGTCAACTGCCAGTTCTTCAACAGACCTGCGTACAGCTACCACTCTTGATCCAGCTGGTGCTGCGACCAATGATGGTACTGTTCTTGCTGATGTTCTTGCTACTCCTTCTTACGAGATGATCGTTAAGCTGAAGGCTTTCGCTAAGGATAACTATATCCGTGGCGTTCGTGGTAAGGGCAATGATGAGTTGTTCCATCTGTTCATGACCCCGCAGGGTATGGCTAAGCTGAAACTGGATTCTGACTTCATTGCTAACGTCCGTAATGCTGGTGTCCGTGGCAACAAGAATGAGCTCTTCGCTGGTTCTTCTTCTGTCGTTGTAGATGGTGTTGTAGTTCATGAGTTCCGTCATGTTTATAGCTCTCAGGCTGCAGGTGGACCTTCTGGTAGTAACGGTGGCGCTAAGCTTGGCTCTAGTAACTCAAGTGCTGCTGCCACTCAGGGCGATATTGATGGACAGCGCGCTCTGTTCTGTGGTGCTCAGGCTCTGGCTCTTGCTGACCTTGGCACAGCCACTTGGGACGAAGAGAACTTCGATTATGGCAATCAGCAGGGTATCTCCGTAGCGAAGATGCTTGGTTTCCGTAAGCCTAAGTTCAATTCAAACTATGTTTCTGGATCTACTGCTCTGCAGGACTTCGGAATCATCGCTTTGGATACTGCGATTTAATGTCGCAAACCAATACGTCGATCCTCGGGTAAGGTAAGACGGCCCCCGATCCTCCCAGGAGGGGAGGGGGTTTTTAATTTGGAGAGAAAATGAAAATAGTTTCTAACGCGAACATGAGAGTAGGCCTTCTTTATGGTCCACAAGTGACTCTAGAGGCAGGTGTACCACAAGAGGTAGAGGATCCTGCTTTAGCTGCACGTTGTTTGGAAATTGGATGCGAAGAAGCTGGTAAATCCAAACTAAAACATACTCCAAAAGTAGAGGTAGCAACTCCTGATATTCCTGTAGAACAAGCAATGCAAATGCTGATTGATGCTGGAGATGAGTCGGCATTTGATGTACATGGGCGTCCTCGTTTGAGCGATCTCAAAGAGATCATGGGCGTTAAAATTACTGCTGAAGAGCGCAATGAAGTTTGGGACAGTATGATCCCGGCTTCTGTGGATCAGACAAATGGCGATAGCGAATGACATCGAGCTAAGAGTTCGTGATCTTTTAAATGATACGGCGGGAGTTCGTTGGGTTGATGCAGAGCTCTTGAGATGGATTAGTGATGCAGAGAAGGAGATTGTGCAACTCCGTCCTGATGCTAACCCCTCCACTATTACTTTTACACCAGCAACTGGACAATCCAGACAAGCCCTTACTACTACTGGAGTGCATCGGTTAATTGATGTCCCAAGGAACACGCATACTAATCGAGCAGTTCGTCTGATTAGTCAGCGAACCTTGGATTCTACAGATGTAGATTGGCATGCAGCCTCAGCTAATTCAGCTGGGAATGTGGATTACTTCGTTTATGACGAACGCAATCCGAAGGTGTTTTATATCTACCCCAATGCCTCATCTACAACCAGATTGGAAGTTATCCAATCCATAGTGCCTTCTGCGATTACTGCAATGACCGGATCTCTGAATATTGGAGATCAATTCATTCCGGCGATTACAGATTATGTTTGTTATCGAGCATTGAGTAAGGATGCTGAGTATGCTGGTGGACCACAGGCAACTGCTTTCCAGCAATCCTTCTATCAATCTCTTGGCGTACAACAGTCAGTCAATGGAGCGGCTAGTCCGAACGTGATCGAAAATGGCCAAACTTGAAACACTGCTACCATCTGTTCGTGCTGAAGTTCCCGGCGCTATGGATATTACAATTATTGATAATATCCGCAGGGCTGCGATTGATTTCTGTGAACGTACTAAGTTTTACAGAGAGGAGCATGACCCTCTGATCACATCCGGAACCATTCAGGAATATGATTTAGATCCTCCATCTGGCACAGTTGTGAGTGATATCATCTGGGTGACTTATGATGGCGATGCTCTAATTGCCAAGACAGATGCTGGGATTCGTCCACATATGAGTGCTGCGGGAACTACGCAGTATTATTCTCTGCTTAATCCTAAATTGCTTGTAGTTGCCCCACAGCCTGCAGCTAGTAAGCAGCTTAAGCTCCGAGTAGCTCTTAAACCGAAACCTACAGCTACTAGTATTGAAGACTATGTCTATGATGAATGGTCAGAGGCTTTTTATCATGGAGCGCTTTATCGAATGTTGAATCAGCCTGGCAAGGATTGGAGTAATCCAGAGGCAGCATTGTATCACCAACAGGCGTTTTTTGATGCCGTTAATACAGCCACGGATGCAGCAGATAACAGTGGAGTCAGTGTGGCGTATACAGTTAAGTATGGTGGAATTTAATGACTCGGGATCAGGAATATAATCGAGTTCTAGGATGGGTCAAAGGAGAGACAGCGGCAGCTGATTTCCTCATGAAAGCATTTGAGGTTACTCAGATTGCTGATGACTTTGTAGATCGAGATGTTCCTGTAGAGCAGATTGATGAACGAGCAATGCTTAGATTATTGCATCTTTGCATGGTGGATATTCCTACGAATCCGTTCTATCAGCAGTATTCCACTTGGTTCATCCCTCTTATGTCTACCAGCTTTACTATCTGGTCTTGTACTGATGAATGGGGGAAGGATTCAAATAAGACAACGCGACAGTTTGGATATGTATACAGAGAGATTTGTGAGCAGATGATCACAATGACAGCGCAACTTCTTGGTGGAGTTGAATGGGCTCGAGAAGTCACTAAGGAGCTTCATAGTTTTTATCACCAGGAAGATCAAGAAACTTTTGAGGATTGGGATAATGAGTAGCGGCGGTGGCGGTAGTCAACAAGCAGAGTCGGAGCAGGAGAAAGCCCTAGCAGAGATGGGAGCAGGTCAGTGGGAGGTTCGTAAGAATCTAATGCCACAGGTTGATTCCCCCTATCTTGACCTCGTTAAGAAGGATCAGACCTCCGCACTTCAGAGACGCGCCAAGGCGGACACGTTCCAGAATATGAATTTCACTCAGATGAATCCCAATGCAAATGCAGCCATGATGGGAAAAGATACTCTAGCTCTTGGAGAAGGACTTGGAGCTGGACTATCTGCTGCTAGAGATTCTGCACTTGGTCGTAGAGATTCTGGGATGCAACATGCAATCACTACAGGTGCTAAGACAGGTGCTACA